TCTGATGCTACAAAGAATTCTATTAAAAACAACATTTTAAAAACTAAACAAGGTATTACTATAATTCCTGAATTTGTAGATCCTACTTTCTTCTTTGTTAACATTACTGCTGATATTGTTTATAATACTTCTATTACCACTTTATCATCTGATCAAATTAAGACTCAAGTTAATACTGCGATTACAGATTATTTTTCTACTAACCTTCAAAAATTTAATAAAGAGTTTATTTACTCTGCATTAACAAGTGCAATTTTAGCTAAGAACTCTTCCATTACAAGTGCATTGATTAGCCTTAAATTACAAAGACGAATTATACCTACGTTAAATACAACAAATTTATTTACTGGGGATACATCTATTAAGTATAGAAATCCTTTAAAACCTGGTACTATTCTTTCTAGTTATTTCTTCATATCTGTAGGTGGAGTTTCTACTCTTGTTAAAATAACAGACCTACCTAATGACACGCCTCCGAATGATTCTGGTTCAGGGGTACTAAGATTAGTTAATGTAGTCAACAGTTCAATAGTAGCAACTAACGTTGGTACTGTCGATTACGGGACTGGTGTAGTTAGTATAGCAGGTATTACACCTACCGGTATACCTGCAGGGGTTACGGATATTAGAATCACCGGAACCGTTCAAGAAGCTAATTACAATTTAACTGTTTCAAGAAGCGAAATATTAGTACAAGATGATACTACCATTAATAAAATCGGTGGCTTGCTAGCAGGTACTACAATTAATGTGACTACGTCAGTATAACATGGCAACTACAAGAATTAAAGAAAAAGTATCAGAGCTAGTAAATAGTCAGCTACCTGAGTTTATCAGGTCTGATTATACAACCTTTGTTGCGTTTTTAGAATACTACTATAAGTTTCTGGAGCAAGATCAGGGTGCGCTGGAGCTTGTTCAAAATGCAAGACAATACAGTGACATCGATCAAACTACTGAATCGTTTGTTAATTATTTTTTAACAAACTACGCTAAAGATCTACCAGTAAGTTTATTAGTTGATAAGCCACTTTTAATTAAAAAAATTAAAGGGCTGTATGCTGCAAAAGGTAGTACCTTATCTATAGAGACTCTTTTTAAAGTTTTATATGATACGGTTGCTCAAACTAACCACCCTTATGAATTTGTATTAAGACCATCCGATGGCCAGTGGAGTCTTAGAAATTCTATTCGGGTTCTTCTTACCTTTGGAAGTGCAGCCGACATAAAGGATAGGTTCTTAACTCTATCTAAAAATAATATTAAATATACTGCTGAAATAGTTAGAGTTAAAAGTCTTAGTGGTAATTTGTACGAGATATTCTATCACAGTGCTTTTCCAGTACCGTTTGAAGTTAATGAAGAAGTCACTGTAACTGGTACATCTGGAACTTTGTTTATAGGTACTATTAAACCAACAACAACAAATGTAGAAATTGTTTCCGGTGGCTCTGGCTTTAGAGTCGGTCAAATCTTTAACGTAACGGTTGGTAGTGGTGTAGATACATTAGTTAGAATTGCAAGAGTTAGTTCAACTGGTTCTATTCAAATATTAAGATTTTTAAATTATGGTTATAATTTTACAGAAGATCTGAGTATTATTTTATCTAATGCTCTAGGTGTTACAAAGCGTGTTAAATATTTCCAAACTAAAGGCGGTGGATTTTCTGAGACGGTTAACGTAGCAAAATTACACTCTATAACTGATAGCGATAGGTATTTCTTAGAAGACTATGTTGCCCCGTTTGATTATACAGGTACTACTTTAGTTTCAAGCTCAGCAACATCTCAGATACTAACATCTGTTACTACAGCAGGAGTTGAAAACCCTAATGATGCAAGCTTTAACTTTACACTAGGTGCCGTAGCAAGATATCCTGGGGAATATGTATCAACACAAGGCTTTTTATCTGAACCAGATGTGCGGGTTCAAGATAGTAAGTTGTATCAACCGTTTGCATATCAAATCAGATCTGAATTAGATATTAGTACATTCTATAATATTGTTAAAAAATTAGTTCATCAAGCTGGTACTAATTTGTTTGTTAATAGGGTATTATCTGCAACCGCTAATTTATCTGCTAACGTTAGTGTAGTAAGTAAACAAAATGTTTATGCAGATCTTTTTGATACATTCTCTACATTAGAGACCGTTGCTAAATTAATGTTAAAGCCAGTAGATGCTGATAACGTTATTACATCAGAAAATAACACATATTTACTAACGAAACCTTTAACTGATGAAACAACGATTTCAGATGTAATTACAATTAGTGTTATTAAGACCTTAACGGACGAAACTTTACTTGAAGACAATAATAGCTTTGTTTTTAGTTTAGTTACCTCTGATAGTGTCATAGCGACTGATATTAACCTAGGCGGGGGTACACAAGACTACACTGACGCATTAGGTGCTTTAGGATATTTCTTAGAAACATATACTGAAGACTCAGCAACAACAGAAACTACAGCGATTTCGTTTAGCTAACATACTAGATAGCTTGTATAAATATAACATAGAACTTCTTAGAGGAATAAAACATGTTCACAGAATCGATAAATGTCAAAGGTAACTTAGAAGTTATTCTTTTAGACGAGACCGGTAGACAAAAAGACTACAGAAAAATTAATAACCTTGTTGTTGCAGTTGGTAAAGATACCATTGCATCGAGAATGGTTGGTAACACTACAGCAATTATGAGTCATATGGCTGTAGGTACTTCTAATACAGCCGCTACAACTTCTCAAACTGCGCTAGGTACTGAGATTGGTAGAGTTGCCCTTGACTCTACCTCAAGATCAACCAACACTATTACTTACGTAGCTACTTTCCCGGCAGGTACAGGTACTGGTGCTTTGACTGAAGCTGGTATTTTAAATGCTTCTTCTTCTGGTAATCTATTGTGCAGAACTGTTTTTGGTGTTGTTACTAAAGCGGCTGGCGATACTGTGGTTATTACTTGGAACGTTACTGTAGCATAATATGTCTTTTCTCTTAAAAGACACTATCCATCGTTCGTTGGTAGATAGTGTTTATAATGAATTCTTATCGCGAAGAGCTAATTATTACTATTTTATTGGTAATATAATTGAGTGGGCAAGTCCACAGACTCCAGAAACTCCTGAAGTTACCCAGAATTATGAATACAATACACGTAACGGTATTCTAAGTGTTAAGAAGATTAATTTAAGAGACGTATCTTATGTAGTGCCAAGAATAAACTGGACAACCGGTACAGTATACGATCAGTTTGACGGTGACTACAGCGCCACTTCCCCTGCATATTCCGGAGCTACTAGCTTAAAGACAGCCAATTTTTATGTATTGACAGGCGCGTTCGGAGTATACAAATGTATTTTTAATAATAATAATGCTGCGTCAACAGTGGAACCTTCTGGTCAAGACATAACCACCTTTGCAACAGCTGATGGTTATGTTTGGAAATACCTTTACACAATACCTCTTTCTTCTCAGAATCGTTTTTTGACCCCAGACTTTATACCAGTTCAGAGAGCTGTAACAAATGCTTATTACTCTGAAGGGGAAGTAAGTAGTGTTATTATTAATAATGCTGGATCCGGTTATACAAGTAACGATGATGTAACATTAACAGTTACAGGTCAGTTCCTAGGATTATCTGGCAATTCAATAGCTAATTTAACACCTGTTTTCAATACCTCTGGTGAGTTTATTGATGTAAGAATAAAAGATGCCGGGGCTAATTATAAAACTGCATCTATTACAATTAACGATGGCGGGGGCAAGGGTACAAGCTTACTTAATAATATTAGTAATGTAAGAATATTTAATACTGGTGCTGGTTATAATACAGCTGTTATTGCTAACACTACTGCTACAATAACTACCTCTGGTCTTGCTCAGCCCACCTCAAATGCTTTTGCAAATTTAATATTCAGTAGTAATGCTTTAGTAGATATAGTATTAACTAATAAAGGTACTGGCTATACTACTGCTGCAAGAGCAAATACAACTATTACAATTAGTACGTCTGGTAACAGTCAACCTACATCTAATGCAACTGCTAATTTGTTTTTTGCTACCTCTGCCGTTCTAACTCCGGTACTTAGAAATGGCTCTATTCATTCTGTCTTAATTGAAGACGAAGGTACAAGATACAGTTCAAACGTTAGTACTATTATTTCAGCAATTGGAGATGGTAGTGGCTTCGTAGCTACTCCCTTTATAAATTCAGCCGGTCAAGTTGAAGATGTTATTATTGAATCGCGCGGAAATGGTTATTCCTATATTAATTTAACTGTTGCCAGCGCAACTGGTACCGGTGCTAACATATTTGCAAATCTTTCTGTAGATGATATTGATACTTTGCAGACAGTTGTTGAGTTGTCTGCTGTAGATGGGGGTATCCATGCATTTAGAGTCGGAAATGTTGGTAACGGGTACTCTTATGCCAACGTTACAGTAGCAGGTGATGGTATCAATTTTACAGGTAATGCAGTAATAGTTAACAATACTATAAGCTATATTTCTGTATTGACCCCAGGTTCTGGTTATACCAATGCAAATGTAACTATAACGGGTAATGGAGCTAATGCAAACGTATCTGCAATACTCTCACCGTACCGGGGTCATGGTAGTGATCCAGTTAGAGAATTATTTGCAGACACTTTAATGTTTACCTCAA